CGGGATTGTATCCGTTACTCGAACTCGACATCCTTTGGGAGATTTTTTGTTATAACATATAGTAAAATCTCTTTTTTCTCCCCCACATTACACTTATTCCATACATTACATTTATTTAGTACACGGCTTAATGTCACAATAATGTCACGGCTTCATTCCTGGGGTGAAGGTATAAATTCAAACAAATCCCCTACGCTGCATTGAAACAGCTCGCATAACTTGCTCATAGTATTATAATCAACTCTTGTGGCATTATCTTTATATAAGTTGCCAACAGTATTCCGGGCCAGCCCCGTCTTATCACAAACATCCTGAATCTTCATTCTATTGTTTCCCATATAGGTACAGAGATTACATTTAATCATAATATCCCTCCTTTTCTCAAATTATACCTTCTCATAATCATTATGTCAATAAAAATAATCAACTTCTTAATTATTTTTATCAAAAAACTATTGACATCCCAAACCCATATGATAGAATATAATCATCAAGAAGTTAATCAATTTAATCAATATGTTAATTATAAGGAGGAAATAAACATGTTAAAGAAACAGCGCTTTGGAGTAGAAATCGAAATGACCGGTATCACAAGAGAAAAAGCTGCGGAAGTAGTTGCAAAGGTTTTAAACAGCACTCCTTCAGCTCCGAAAGGCTCACCTTACTATACGCGGACTATCAAAGATTCTTCCAGAAGGTCATGGAAAATCATGCGTGACAGTTCAATCAATGAAGATGTTAAAAATGGTCATGCTTGCGATGAACACAAAGTAGAATTTGTAACTCCGCCTTTGAACTATAAAGACATTGAATTGCTTCAAAATATCGTCAAAGAATTAAGTAATGCCGGTGCTTTTGCAAATAGCAGTTGTGGTATCCATATTCATGTGGATGGGGCAAACCATACTCCAGATTCTCTAAAAAGACTTGTGACTTTCATGATCTCTCGCCAGGATTTAATTTATGACGCTTTAGAAATTGGAAGCCGCGGATCCCGCTGGTGCAAAAAATTAAATGAAAACATCTTGAAAGAAATGAAGTCCTGCTCCCAGCTGACAAAAAGTGAAGCAGAACGCATCTGGTATAGCTCCGCAAACGATAATTATTTCGGTGGAATCAATCACGCGCACTATAACGAAACCCGTTATCATGGCGTCAATCTTCATTCTTACTTTACAAAGGGAACTGTTGAATTCCGCCTTTTTAACAGCACTCTGCATGACGGAAAAATCAAAGCATATATTCAGTTCTGCCTTGCCATGAGCGCATGGGCTATTGAAAGCACTGAAAAAATCACATTCCGCTCAATGGAAGGATACACCCCTCAGCAGAAAGTAACAATTATGAGAAATGTACTTACCCGCCGCCTGGGTCTTTCCGGAGAGGAATTCAAAACCTGCCGCCTCTGGCTTATGACACCTTTAAAGAAATCTGCTGGCATGGTTTGCAGAGCAGCATAATTAAACAGCTGACCTATCGGCTTGACGGGGGAAAGGAGAATATCATGAAAAAGCTCTATATCGCCTATGGAAGCAACTTAAATATTGAACAAATGTCCTGGCGCTGTCCAACGGCTACTATATGGGGAAAGGGAATATTAAAAGACTGGACTCTGATTTTCCGATCTATGCGTGGTCCTGCTTATGCAACCATCAAAAAAGAAATTGGCTCCAGTGTCCCCGTAGTGATATGGGAGATTGACCGCCAATCAGAGTTTTCTTTGGATCGATATGAAGGTTATCCTTCTTTTTACTATAAAGAAAATATAGAAGTCATTTTAGATAATGGAGAAACCACCACAGGAATGGCGTATATTATGAATCAACAGGCCATTCCAGGAATTCCTGGAAAATCTTATGTAAGAACCATTATGGAAGGATATTGTGATAATGGGCTGAACCTCGGTTACTTAGAACACTTTTTATCTACCCAATAATTTCCATATCCCAATGCCAACAATTATGCTAATATGTAAGAGGACGCCCTTGCGGGACGTCCTCTTTAACAGGCGGATGTTGCAGCACCTACCTGTTTTCGTCTGACTTGAAGCTGCCTGTTCGCGTATGTATAATTTTAGGCTCTTTATTCGGCTCTCTGGCAATCAAATCATTCAGATCGCACTCAAGGGCTTCGCAAATCAGATCCAAATGTTCCAGACTCACCCTTTCGGCAATCTCGTGGTACAATTCATTGATTGTATTGGGCCGAATGCCAGTCATCCGCGCCAGGTCAGCTTGCGTCAGACGCTTCTCTCCCAGACGTGCTGAAAGTAAAAGTTTAATCATGCGTGTTTGCTCCTTCCATTTTAGATTACCATATAAGGGTAAAATAAATTGGAAAAAGAGAGATTCTATCGCATGATGTTATTTTATATCATTTTTTGATAGAACGGCTCCGGCTCAAATCTGTTCTGTATAATCCATAGAAATCCAGCCGTCTTCATCCTTTTCATAGGATTTCAGAAGCCCCCAAAGCCTTGCTCCCTGTCCGTCGCTGGTTTTCACAATGGTAAATACGCCCTCTCCGGTGTGAAGTGCTTTTCCGTTCTTTTTCTGATAATCATATGTGGTGCCAGGTCCCTTGCGAATCCTGAGATCTGTTATGGAAACTCTCACATTGAACTCAGCGCCGGCTTCTTCCACACACGGATAAATTTCTTTTCCGGTATCGTCAAATACCTTATACCCGGCATTCTGGCGGCAAAGTTCAACTGCATTTTCCTTGTTTTTGAAAGCTCCGATCTGTTCGCCGCCATGCCAGGACGTGCGAACACGAAAATACTTTCCATCTCCTGTTTCCACCTTCTGCGCTTCAGTTGCTTTAAATGCAACATAATCGGGAATGCTGGTAATAAACAGACCATTACTCAGCTTATACCAGCGTTCATCTGCAGATATTCCCACTACCGTAAAGAAATCACCTTTTCTGGCAATACGCTCCACATTATCGCCATACCCTGGCTCCCTTCTGATATTCAGCCCATCATCACCGGCATAGGAAACTGCCACGGTACCAGCCAGAGGATTTACTTTCTGCGATCCGGTATTGGTTTCTGTCACGGTACCGAATTCAATTTTACCACCTTCCATTGTCTTTTTTACATCCCTGCGGAACTGATCCATAGAAAGACCAAACTTATTCCAGATATGCTCCACATCACCATGATTGGAAGCAATCCCTTTCTGATTGCCCTCATGATGGCTCATAAGGCAGTTGCTGTCCAGAGGATTGAATCCGTATTTTTTGGCAATATATGCAAAAAATTCTACTGCCTGCCGATATGTGGAAAGCACATGAGCCTTCGTTCCGGAACCATCTCCCAGCTCAATCCAGTTTGAACCGCCTGTATATTTTATGGTTGCCGGCTCCGTCATTTCCAGGCTGATCAGCGTGTTATTGCCGCTCCCTTTCTTTCCGCTTCCGCAATGCCATCCTTTGATATTGAACGGTAACAGTTGAAGTACATTTCCATCTTTACCGGCAACAGCATGGACACAGACTTTCGCGCCTTCGCTATTCCAGATAGAAGCAAACACTTCCGGATCCGGCTGAGGGCAACCGACACTGTGAATCATTCCCCCGCCAGGGGTGATGACTGTTCCAGCCTTATAGCACGGGTTTCTTTTTGCTGTTCGATCCATAATATTCAATGCTTTTTCCTCCTTATCAAACACTGTGAGCCCATATTCTTCTACGATATTGCATACCTTCTGGACATACTTTATATCCGTGGCATATCCTCCATTTCGGATAATCTGTGCCGCCTTCCGGTAATCCTTTTCCCCGGCCAATCCCTGAAATCTTAATACACCCGCCTTCTTTGCGCCTGTCAGATAAAGAGAATGATCCCTTATACTATTTTCGATAGTGGGGTATGCTCTGAAATCCGATACCTTCATTGTTTCATTCCCGGCGCTGTCCTGTTCCGGAGAAGGTTTAGTGTATTTTGATTCTCCGTCCCATACAGATTCCCATGTGTTCCCACTGAGAGAAGTTTTCATACCAAAAAAATTATTGGCATGAAGCGCCAGTTCAGAAGACCCCCACCCTGATTCCAGTATCGCCTGTGCAATAGTAATGGAGGCCAGCACTCCGCTGACCTCCATATCTTTTTTCGCCCAGGCACCTACCATTTCGATAAATTCCTGCTTATTTTTCTCCATACTTTTGACTCCCTTTTACAGTTCCTTTCGATAGAACCTTTTCCAGATACCGATCAGATAATCCCAGCCTTTTGTACAGATAATTGCAATGACAAAAGCCGCAAAAATAGTGGCAACCAGGTAATACCACACAAAGCTGATTTTTGCATAAGAAATATATGCGAAAAAGACGATGGTACAGATAATAATGCTGAGTACCAACACCTGCAGATCTGTGGGAATCCGGTTCAGAATTCCGATTTCCTTTGTAAACTCTGTGATGATTGATACCAGCGTACAGATTGCCGCCGCAACCAGAAGAATCATTGACATATTAGTTAATAAAGTTTCCATAAGACATCCTCCTTAATATAAATGATCGATGGCCTGCCGCTGCAGGAATTCTTTCTGTTCATGCTTAACATTCCTGGCATATTCCAGGGCTGCTTCTGTTTCTCCGTTTGTATGCCCATTTTTCAATGCCAGAGCAGCCGCTTCGCCGAGGGCAATGGCCGCCCCAATGCTTTTTACCATAAGAATTTCATTTTCTTCCCTGGCAGCTTCCTTTTCATCCAGTTCTTTATTTCTTCTGTCAATACGTTTTTCCAGACACCAGAAACAGAATCCGGTAATTGCACTGGGAATACTCATAGCGATGGCAATTGCTGTTAAATCCAAATTTCTCACCTCCTTCCACAAAAAAAGAGCCTTACGGCTCTAATTTTGTCATTTCATATTCTCGCATTGCTTCCTCTGCAAGTCTTTTATCCTGCTCTAAAATCCTGTCTTCCTCACTCTCTATGTTGAGAATGTTTTTGTAATGCAGAATGTCCGTAGCCTGACGAGAAACAAGCCTGCCCAATCTGCAGATAACTTCATCCTGCTTTTCTACCATTTCCATATAGAGTTCTAACAGTTCAAGCAATGCAGCTTCATCCAAATCCTCTAACATAAGCCCTCCTTCCTATAATTTTTACAAATAAAAAGAGCCTGAAATCATTAAGAATCAGCCTCTTTTGCCAGCCCAAGTGCTTCCTTGACCGCCTCTCTGAATTGATCCGGCACGCTCTCAATCGTTCTCATTTCGCTTTTCACAAGTCTGATATACAGTTCCAGCATAATTAAACACCTCCATTTTGCTTCTCATAGATTTCTGCTATTGCAGCCATTGTTGCCAACTGATTTCGTTCCTGTTCCAATAACCGCTCGTAGATTTCA